AATTATTATTTACAAAAGGAGAGCATGTAGCTCCGCAATGTCAATCTGATGTTCCGTGTGGTAGTAATGTAATACTTGTTGTATATGTTGATTTTGTGCCAGTTGGTCTTCGGCGTTAGGCATATAGCCCTTTTCTCGCACTCGTTTCTCGATGTTAATCCAGTTTTTTACGCACTTCAAGTCTGTTTGTTTTTTTATCATAATTTTAGATGCGTCAACATTATGATGAATATTGTTACAAGTTTCGCACAATAAGACCGCAATGTCGGGGCTATCTATGCCGTATACACTATGTGCGCGCCAATGATCCACTGCCAAGCGATTTGTGTCGCCGCATATTTCGCACTTTTTGCCGTATTTATTGACAAATGCGTCGCGGTCGGCGTCATTGGCGAATATATTGCGCGATACTTTTGGCTGCCCATTGATCCAATTGTACTCGTCTTCGGATATCGGTGCCCACATATAGGTGACGTTTTCTTGCTCTTCCCCTTCTTCATCATCATCGTCTTCTCCATCAGACGCTGCGTCTTTCAATCTTTGGACCAGTTCTTGTTTTTTACCTACCGTAGAGAGGCCCTTGGCAGCCAAGAATACTTGGAGCTGCTTGCTAGTTAACGCTTTGGGCTTTTTTTCAGTTTCAATGCGTTGTAGTCCATATTTGTGATACTTATCGTAAAATGTGCGCACTTGTCGCTGTAAATCGCCGGGCAAATAAGTAGCCATGGCTAGCAAATCGTTAAAATTATGTATGATAATACCTTCGCCAAATTGGACGCCGAAGAAGCAAAAGGCTAGACCGAGACGCTTTTCTAGCTGGCGCTTGGGTATGACTGTATTGTATCCTATTTGGTTAAATATGCTTAGTAATATATGTATTTGTGTATTGGGGCGACTGCTCGTTAAAAGCTTGCCGACGACGTCAAATTGGGTAGTAGTAGTTGCGTTCATTTTCAAGAAAAACCTAGACATAAATGTATATATGTTAAAATATATAGAAAAAATGTTTCATTTTTTTTAAAATTAATATTTATTTAAGAATGTACTAAAAATATTAATCTATTTTTTTATAAACCGCAGACGATATGGTACCATCACTAAAAAAATATATATTTTCATACCACCACACGTTTTCTACTTTATAGTATTTATGTTGTGAAGTATATCCTATATCTCGTTTGTTAAATTTTTTTTTACAGTATCCTTTACAAACACTCAATGTATAATCATTAGAAACATATAATTTGTTACATATTGATTTAGAGTCATATAATGTATGTACTGCTTTACATCGTGTGCGTGTTTTATTTAAAGGCCAAGCCTCGCCTTCATTAATTACCTCTTTATTTTTGTTATAATAAATATAATTTATTTTATCTTTACCACGAACATTTCGTAAATATGATGATTGGTTCGTATCCCCATAAACACGCTTGTACAACCCCCCTACGCCACATAAGGTCCTTGGTGACCATTCATCTGGTTTATTTTGCGAGTTTTCACAATTACACATATTATAAAGTTATAAACTATTTTTTACAAATAAAATTAGTTAAACAACTATATAACTAACAAATTAAAGGAGGTGTCAAAGGTACTGTCGTTGAAACGTAATTCCCCTAAACTAACAAAATTTTTAGTAAAAACAACCAACCCTCAAGGAAGTGGGGGTAAAGGGGGGCCAAAGGTACTGTCGTTGAATCTTAGTTCCCCCTAAAATTGAAAAACTTTTTTCCCTATAGGATGTTAGTATATTCATACCCACACTCGGCGAACAACCCCAATCAATCGTAATCTTATACTACTACTACTACTACTTAAATATCCAAATACACTTTTACAATGAGTTATACTAACAAGAAAGACGCTTTTGGCCGCGACATTGATTTGCGCAATCCCCAATTGAAGCAAGTCATTGTCTTTAACGACTATATTACTAACCTATCGAAACTATTGAGTAAAATGGGTTGGGCTGAATTCTCATACGCCCAAGACGAGGAGGAGGAACGTAATAATTTGGCAAAAGAAGCCGAAAGAAAGCGTGAGGATGCTATTAAAAACCAACATTTTGACAGACAAAAAAAAGCCCAAATAGCTTGCGGCAACTATGAGCTGGAAGAAGGCGAGATCATCGAATAGGGGGAACCTAGGTTCCCCTTTAACCCGTCCTTTTAATTTATTTTATGTAATTAATTAGTTTAAAGGGAATTTTAACCCTTTTTTCCCAATATTAACAAAATTTTTAGTAATTAAAGGAGTGGTCAAAGGGGAACGTAGTTCCCCTAAACTAACAAAATTTTTAGTAATTAAAGGAGGGGGTAAGGGGAAACCTTGGTTCCCCCCCTAAAATTGAAATTTATTTTTTTACATGTATTATTTGTATATTCATACCAACACTTCGGCGTCAAACCTTATACTCACTACCTAGCATTTAAAAACTTAATAACTTTCAAACTCGAACCCCATTTCGTAATCTTAACTACTTCCTCTATTACAATGTCCGCTCCAGTCTCTAACCCATCCCTTTGTATTCCACGTGCTTTTGCCAATATTGACCAAAGACGTGTAGCAGATGTATTTTATCAATTAAACCTAGGTAAGATATCCCGTATAGATATTATCCAGCGTAAAAATGAGCGCGGCGAGCCCTACAATCGCATATTCATTCACTTTGAGCATTGGTATTGCAATCGCGACGCAATTGCTGCCAAGAGCAAGATTTTAGAGGGCAAAGAGCTCAAAATTGTCTATGACGGCCTTTGGTTTTGGAAGGTGTCGCTCAATAAATTTGACACGGTTAACCAAAGAGCCCATATTGTGTGGTCGGATGACAAGCCAGTGGCTGTGCCAATTGCTCCCGGATTGCCCATTGCTGCTACCCCTCATAATAAACCCAAACGCTCTAACAAGCCACCACCACCACCAAAAGCGGCGGCAAAGGCTCATGCTACTGCTCCTACTACTGCTCATACTACTGCTACTATCGCTACTACTGCTACTACCGCTAGGCCCCCAAATAAACAGTTAAAAGCCTCCGTTGCCGACCAGTCAGCCACTTTGCCAGTGAAAAAGCGTGTATTAACCAAAAAAGTAAAAAAAGAGCCAGCAGCAGCAGCAAAAAAAGTCGTGTTATTAGAGTTAGAGGAAGGCGAAGTTGATGAATCAGACGCCGCGCTAGAAAAACAAGCTGACGCACTCTATGGCGATATTTAGATTTGTATTGTAACTAACAAAAAAATAAAAAATTATATGTGTATATTGTATTTTGTAATGTAATAATTAATTAAATAGCATTTTTTTTGACACTAATTGTGTTAGTAGCAAACTCAAGAAAAATTGAAATATATTTTAAGTATTTAAATGATATTATTAATCAAACCAAACCAAAAGCCTTTTTAAAGCACAATATATAAAATGTCTACATTTCAACGTAATCAATCAAGCTGCTCTTACTGCAGAGACACTAGCCATAATATTCGTGGTTGTAACCACGCGTCAATTGGCGATTTATATAATAATTACCGACTCTTATTTATTTACGTAACTATGCTCGGGCAACCCGAAGAAGAAACGCGAAATTTGTTTGTTGGAACATTATGCCGTAGTTTCAACCTACCTCAACTGAAGGCAGTAGCTGTGCGCTTTGCTGGAGCTAGAAGCGATCTAACCAAGATAAATTTTGCGTTTAATCTTTGGGTTCATTTCCTCGGCGTAGCGGTAGAAGCCCAACAACCCGATCCCGTCATCGCTGAGCAAGAGCACGTCCGCTATTTTAACCAAGCCCTAGCTGAGGTGGAGGTTGATTTTCATATTCACCAACAAGTATTCGCAGCCGCAGCTGAAGAAACCGACGACTTTATTCCGCTAAATCTGAATTCAGCATTTGAGGCGGCAGCCGCTACGCCTATAAAAAAATATCGCATCAATCCCATATTATTCTGTAGCGAAACCGACGAGGAGCTTGAAGTTGCAAGCGAGTGTCATATTTGCTACGATTCAGTCAAGCTGTTTGACTCAGTCATACTAAATTGCGACCACCAATTTTGCCGACAATGTATCAAGGACATGTGCCAACTAACCGCACAAAAACGGCACCTAAATTGCCCCCTATGTCGCGAGCCCATCAGCTCCTTCATTGCCAAAAGCGACGAAGTATATGAGGCGATTGCCGAGCATTGTGTTGTATAAATGTTGTCCCATATAGTATATAAAATTGTATTTAAGTTGTTTTAAATATGGAATATTAAATTGTAAATTAATTATGTGTGTTTGCCTTTTTTTATGTGGCTAATATATGGCGAATTCTAGTATATATAATCGCATATTTGGCAAGGCTAGGGCGCAAAGGGGTGGCGCGGCTGCTCAGTTAAAGAATTTAATGCAGTTGTTAGTAGACAAAAAGGAGTTCTTTATATTGGTTTTTGCCAATTTAATTGTTCAATGCGGTATAACATATTATGTTTTGGAGAAAACAACTACAAATGTTAGTGTATTTCCTCTTTTTATTGCGGAAGTAATACTCATTTTTGTCATCGCACTTGTACCTATGCCTCAATTTGTAAAGTTTATTCTGTTTTGCGTGTTTTCCACTTTAATTGGCATGATGATGTCGGTCTTTAAGAAAAAATATAATCCGACCATGATTAAAACAGCGGCTATGGGAGCATTATCCGTATTTGCCATGTTCTTAGCAATTGGTGTCGTGTTAGTGCTAGGTGGCATTCGTCTAGGCTACAAATTTGGTCTCTTCTTATTTTTGGCTTTATTGGCGCTTATTGTAGGTCAACTGGTATTCGTATTGGGAGCCGGGCTAACTTGGGCCAATAAAATATTGTCGGCAATTGGAATCGTCCTTTTTTCGCTCTACATTCTCTATGACACTAACAAAATACTTCAAAGAGACTATATGGGCGATTTTATTACCGCATCCATGGACTACTATTTAGACATAATTAACTTGTTTTCGGATTTGTTAGTCTTCAATAATAGTTAAAAATAAAATACTTATATCGTATACTTATAACTATTTAAAGAAAAGAGCAATATAATAATAATGTCCATATTTGTTAATGATAATAGCAATTTAAACTCATTTATAAACCAATTTTTCGGCCACACGGGCAACGACAAGATACTAACATTAAAGATTTTTGTTGACGGCGATGACCTACTTAAAAATACATATTTAAATGCGGCAATAGCCCACAACAATAAACTAATGGCCGAACCACATTTTTACGATGCCGGGTTTGACTTGTATTTGCCGCATACAAACGATGATAAAGGGCGCACTTGTTTTAGAGGATTTAATGCGGCAAATAAAGTGGATTTTAAAATCAAATGTTGTGCTCAAATTCTCAGTAAACACGGCGAAACCTATTTTTCACCTTTTTATACCTATGCTCGGTCAAGCATCTCCAAAACACCGCTTAGACTAGCAAACAATCAAGGCATTATTGATGCCGGGTATCGCGGTCCTATTATCGGCATGTTTGACTGTATCATTGGCAACTATTTTGCTGACCCATTCACTCGATTGTTACAAATTTGTGCTCCCGAATTGGCACCCATCTATGTGGAAATTGTAGACACTGTGGAGGAACTCGGTCCCAACACTTCTAGAGGCGAGGGCGGTATCGGTTCCACTGGTCTTTAAGTTATTTTATTGGCAAAATATATATTATACAATTAACTTAAAGAAACGAAATAAATGACAATAAAAGACAAATTATTATTGTTGGGTTGTTTGCCTTTGCCTATAGTCATAGTCAATTTAATAAGCGACTATGTGTTTGTTGCCATTGAAGACAGAACAAGACGACAAAAGGCCGATTTAATAGCGGTAATAAATGAGCGAGTTAGGGACACAACGTTTGTTACAACGATGCGACTAAGAATGTCGCATACATTTTTTTGGATAAAAGAGGATACTAAATGTCCTCGTTTTTGGTTTTTACATTGTAGAAATTGCGGTGAATATATAAATACGGAAAATAAACTAACACCGTTTTTAAATTCTATTATTTGTGATTGTGACAATTATTAGACTAGTAAAATTTATTAGAAATTAGTAAATTATTTTTTATAGTCATATTTTAAAGATGATAAAAAATAATTATAAATATGCGGTACTTATTGTGTTAGTAGTTGCTATTGTTGTATTTAACAGTTACAGTAAAAATGCTTTTGGAATCTTCAGTAAAGACGGTTTCCAAAACTCCAATAATAGATGGTCTCCCGACCTCATTAGTCGCTTCAATGAATACCAATATACTGTTAATCGCAATATTCATAATTACGATTTAAATATTGTACAACAACAAGCAAGCCCTCAAGAAGCCGAATACCTTTTAAGAACGGGCTATTGGCCGTGGCCCGATTACCTAAAATACGAATTTTTGGATAAAATCGCATCCAACCCCATTATTTCAGTTGAACCGCAATTCGCATTGGACTATAATATGAAAATATATAACGAAGCCGCAGCAAAACAATTGTTATCATGGAACACCAAAGAAGGTCAATTTCTTTTATATGGTGCTAATTTAGGTGTAAATGATACCGGACTTCCCAATAATACATTAAAATGTAATGATAATTCTATTATGGAAAAAACTACCTATACGGGCATGAGTTTATGGAACGGTTACTATAATCTAAATACCGAACCCGTAAACAATGAAGACATTCCCAAATTAATGCCCGGTTTTCAATTTGTTAAATCACCTTGTAATCCATGTGTAGCACTCAATAGTCCGGCTGATTATAGCTGCCCCTTTCAATTGAATGTAAAGGGCGACAACTCGGTAAGCCGCATTTGGCAAAAATTATGGGGTTTATAGGGCTTATACTTTTAGTCTGTATTATATCCTATTCGTCATTGTTAGTTCATCAAAATTTGATCCCGCACTTATTTCGCGCATCACATCTACCACTCGCGGTGTATCTGTGGAAAAAGGCGACAGCACATCATCCGACATTGTATAATTCAGCAATAATGGTTCTTCCAGATCTATATCGCCATTAATCTCATTCAACATGGAACATGTATATACTTGTTGCCGACCTTGCGATGTTTGCCGCGAACACGTATACATATTGGCATATCTTGTTCCCAATGTGCGGTAAGCCACATAAATATCGTCACAAATCATCTTTAAATAAGGATCAGATTCCAAATTGTTAGTTTTAATATAGCCAGTCAATAGTTCAAAGAACTGTTTTAATTTAGCCTTTAATTGATTTTTATTTTCATTATCACGGTCAAAATAATTCGGGTCTCTAAGTAATATGCTGTTACTATTGTTATGAAATAGTTTAAATCGCTCGGAAAATTTAAGCGCATCGTATAGCAGCTCTTGACATCTTTGCCTCAATATATAGAAATTCAATTGCTTGAAATTGGGCGGATAAAAATCGACCGTAATATTTATTTCTTCTTTTGTTGTTAATATATGACCTTTTATTTGAACGCTTGATGTTAATGGTGTTTTACTGCGTATATGATATATTTTATTTTGCTCGCTCAATAAATTGCCAACATATAACTCATGCGACCACTCATTTGTTAAATAATTATATAATTCACAATTACTAGCTGTTAGGATTGTTGATCCTACTGCCTTGTATAGTAATCCGTGTACTATTTCTCCATAAACGAGCGACGCCTTTTCAATGGCGTCAATAAACCGATAATCATTATTCGGCGCATTTCCTAAAAAAGACAGCAATTGCGAATCATGGTTTTTACCGTAACCCACAAATATGTTAGTACTATCTGTTGGAACTAATGTCACCAGTTTTTCATAATTTGTTTCTCCCGCTGTAATGTCGCCGTCGGTTAAAAATACGTGTATCAATTCATAATCTGTATTTGTCGTCATTTCTTTGTATTTTTGTATGTGTTCTTGATAACTTTTTAATGCTGCTTCAATGTTAGTTGAACCTCTTGGACGAATCTTTTTAATTTTACCTATTATTGCTTCAATGTCGCCCGTATTGTGAATATTTGGCACATCCGTTATTATATCATGAACTTCTGTGTTAAATGATTGAACGTGAATAGATATGCTTGCTCCCGAAATATCATGAAACATATGTAACATATTTTCCAACGTATGTAAAAGATGGTCTAATTTGGTTCGCCCGTCGCTACAAATATCAGTCATGGAACCGGAGCTGTCC